TTATAAACTACTGGCTGGTTTCTCCGGCCAGACAGGCTTTAAAGTATCAACACGGTTTACCTGTACCCGGTACTTTCTCCATGCCAGAAGAGAAGCTTTTTCTTTATTGGTTGCTTCGTCCAGATCCACTGCATCCTGTAACGGCGCGATTTTTTCAGACGCTATTTGCAGGAGTCTGTTTTTCGTTCCTTCAGCTTCACGAAGTCTGGCTGCGGCCTCCGCAGCTTCATCATTCATCCAGACCTGAGCCTTACTATCCCATTTTTTGTATCCACCACCTGGTGAAACTGATGTGACGTTTTCAGGTAGCGGACCAAGATCGGAGATATAAACCTGATTGCCGGTTGTTGTGTCGTAAACCGTCTCGCCGCGGTGATCCTCCTGCAGACTCCACGTTTGGGTTTCAGCGTCAAAAACAGCAATATGACTGGAGGGAATATCAGGAGGGGCTATATCAGTACAATTTGCCGGGCGACGCTGTCCGGGGGGACCTGACCACATCCGGCCCCCATTGCAGGTAATGCAACAGATGTAATTTTCCGGTCTTCTCCGGCGCTTTTATTGTGCTGAAAAATTGCCAGTAACGCAGCCCGTGTTGCATTATAAACCGCGTCGGTGCCGTCAATAATCAGCGGAACGCGCATCGTCGGGGCGTGAACCAGCCACGGATGTTTACTGTTACCCGTTTCAATAACAAAGGCGGTGCCGACGGGCTGTTCCCCCAGGTATTCACGGATGATATTTTGCTGTACCCGTTCCTGTAATTGCGACCCGAAATATGCCGTAATAGCAGCATCCACACCGCCGTCCATAAGACCAAAGGTTTCCGCATTACCGTCTGCGTCCACAATAACGACGTGTCCGTGTGGACCGATATACATGGTGTGCTCGTGTCCTCCGATATAAACTGTATGCGCATGGTCGCCAGCGGCCTGTGTCCACGCACCACCTCCTAGCTGAAATGAAGTGTGATTGGAATCTCCCCAGTGTGAGTTGATATAACCGCCGAACTGGTTAGTATGATTGCCCGTGGTATTGGTCGATTTCGTGCCGTAATCAAAGGATGAGGTAGTTTTTGTCCCTAAGTCGATATCCTGCGCCCGCGCGGTGTACGAGTGCGATTTGTTGCCGTCCATCTCCTGAGAAAGTACAGCTCGCCCACTGGCGGGTTTACCTTTGATTGTCCAGCCTCACATGTCAGGGATAATGCCGGACGGATACGCTATAGCCAGTAACGGGTAAGCAGATTTATCAAACGATTGCCCCTGCATCAGAGCGTAACCTGCCGGAGTAGCATCAGACGGCCATGCTATCGGCGCCCCTACTGGATGCGAATCCGGAGGTGGGTTTAGTGTGGTATAGAGCATTGCCCATTCGGACCACTCAGCCTCGGCGGTATCTCGATGGCTGCGAATATATGCGGGCGCTGGCGCACCGTTTGTCCCGCTCCAGCCAATGAGAATTTCCCCATCACCGGTTCCGGTCAGACGCAAAATATTCCCGTATTGCGTTGGATAACCGTTATTGTAAACCTCGCCCATTATCAGGCCGCTATCGCTGCCTCTTGTCGTACCAGTCAGTGCCGGAAGCGCGCCGCGTGATGCCAGTCTGTTCGCTGCAACAGCCGTACCTGATGCAGGGAGCGCTCCGATATTTTGTACAAACAGCGGCTTTTCCGGAATATCGCCACCATTCTGTGATTTTTGTAACGCATCGGCGGCGTGATTTATCGTTTCCCGTAAACCAACATATTCGATAAGACCATCAGTGCTTTTTCCTGACAGCGCCGTCAGGGTTTCGTCCAGCGGCTGCTTGCCCGCCAGTTTATTCAGTACCGTGGTGGCAAAGTTCGGATCGTTTCCCAACGCGTCAGCCAGTTCCTGCAGGGTGTCCAGCGCTTCCGGCGCAGAACCAACCAACTACGCCACTTTCGCAGCCACAAACGCTGCCGTGGCAATTTCAATACCTGCAGCTGTGGTTTCCGGCGTTGGTGCCGTTGGCGTGCCGGTCAGTGCCGGACTGTCCAGCGAGGCTTTGGTCTGTACCTCACCCATACCCCACCATGTTTTCCATCGCGGGCTGGAACCAGTCGCCGCAGTGTGGACAGGGCCAGTACCACCGACGGCGATCGCCCCGGTTATAAAGAGAAAGAATGCCTGTCGTGGGCGGGGCTTCGTGCGGCGAAGAACGCCGCCATTTCACATCGGTGATTTCCCGACCAGGCGAACTCTCTGCCAGTGTCATCCCCGCAGACATAAAGGTGGTGGTACGTTTGGATGCCAGGGAAAAACCATCTCCCTCGCCATCGATATCTTCAGGGAAACGGTCATAGTCGGTCAGCGCCACCCGCTTGTAATCCGACGAAGAAAAAACGATTATGGACGGCCAGCCAATTTTCAGGAATGAACCATCACGAAACATTTTATCGTGGACGTTGTTGTCATTTCGGGAAGGACTGAGACGCTAACGTGTCATCCCAAGGAACCGCCGTATTGGCACCGCGGGGAACAAACATAAATTGTTTTATTCCTTCCGCTACCGGCATTCTGCGTGGAGGCCTGAGATATTCAGCAACCTCCCGGCGTACTGCCGCTGCAGAGCCATATTTATTCCCCGTCATCGTCTGCGGTCTCCTGTATTGCCTTAACTAACAGTATTCTGACCTCATCCATCACATCCTGGGCCTCGTTTAGCTGATCCGCAGACCATCCCTTATCCCTTTCCAGTTTATCCGACCAGACTTCAAGTACCTGCGTAATGGCCTTGACTATCGCCGCCATTTGTTGACGGACTTCCGGCAACGGGACGACCTGCTTCATCTCTTTTTCCAGCCAGAGACGCCCCTTTTCGGAGTCAAACCAGCCCTTACGCTCTTTTGGAGTCATTTTATTCGGGTCCTGATGTTCAGCAGGCTGGGAAACTGGCGTTTCCATCAGTACGCGGATCACATCCGTCAGGAGATACAGCTTATTTTTTTCATTGCTTCCCGGTGCCAGGGGAACGCCCGAGAGACGACTGACAACCGTCTGTCGATGTAACCCTGTAATAGCGGCAAGCTGACTGATATTGCATTTGAGGTTCTTCAGTTCGCCGTCCATTTTTACCTCTGGGGCTGTTTCTTAGCGCGCCCTCCCCCGGAAAAACACAATATGATGAACAAAAAACATACAAACTATCACCTTTTAAAAAAATGACATTAAAACAGAGAGTTACAACATGATGATGCATGAAAAATCAAAAATGCGCCAAATCCCGCGCCGCTGCCGCCCCGTGGCAGGCCGCCCCGCCGGGAGTATCTTTTTAAAATGCGAACAATTATCAACAACTACCACTTAATGATTATTTATTTCATTTTGAGATATTGATTATCATTTTCAATAACAACACACAGAGAACATAAATGAAAAACATCATCACTATTATCGTAGCCATTATCATCGTTTTTTATGCAGGTATGTGGTCGCAGAAATTCCTGATGGAAGATGAGTGCCTTGATTCAGGTGGTTCATACAATGAAAATGGAATTTGCAATATTGCAGGCAGTCATCAGGATGTTCCCCCTAAGTAAGCAGAATGCTTTTTAAATTCGTCACCCACCTCTACAGATAAGGAGGCGAATGGTCACTAAAAGTAAAATCCATTGCAGAAGAATTTCCGGAAAGTTGTTATTCCAGCACCCCGACAGGTTATTCAGACAGATTTCAGCTATATCAAAACTGAGTGAGTACTTATCAGTTTCATCTGGTGAAAAACCTGTTCTTATTCATCTGGTTCCATCTGATGATATGTAGTCACTTTTTTGCAGTAATATTACAGGGGGAGTTTCAATACCTCCTGTAATTATTTGACTCTCTCACCGAATCATATACTCGTTCACACGTCATTCCTGCCCGGTAGCGCTCGTCAGCGATTCCAGCATAATGTTTAGCTTCTTCTGCAATATCTCCGAGCATGTTGGCAAGCATTCTGGCGTCGGCGTTGGTTGTTTTGCTTCTGACGGCAGCGGCAAGATTTGCGGTGTGCTTTGCGGCGTCCAGGCGGGTGGCAAGTTTTTTTGCTTCGGTACGCAGCTGGCTAACAGTGGCAGACAGGCCAGCAGCAGTGGCAGCAGATTTAGCGGCTTGCGCTTGTGCATCTTTCACAGCCTCATCACGGGCAATAACGCGGCCCTGTTCAATAATACGGGCGGCGGTCTGGGCGTTGACTTCCTGAGAGGATTCAGCGCTGTCGCGATCTGCCCATTTTTTTTGCCAGCCCCTGTCACTCCAGACATTACCGACGATAAACGCACCAGCCATCAGCAAAATAAACACCAGCTGCAACCAGTATCTTTTCAGAAGAGCAGATAACAGATTCATACCAGCACCGATTTTGCTTTCTCAAAGCGCTCCCGCTGATCACCGATGCCGTTCTGCCCTCCGTTGATGATCTGCGTAACACGTACCAGGTCGCCGGAATATTTCAGACACCCTTTAGTCACAAAAAACCACGCTGCGGATCGGGCGGCATGACGTTCCAGCTCAAGCTGTCCCGGATTCGCCACCAGATCCAGTTTCAGGGCAACGCCACATCTGGTGTAATTCTCCAGCCCAGTAATCCTGATCTTCGCCGGACGTGGTGCGAAAGCTTTGTTGCCGTTCATGGCGTTCGCGATCCGGACTGGTACGAATATGTGCCTGATAACACCCCAACAACCCATGAAGAAAATGCAGCAAGGCTTCGTCAGGCGGGCAAATGTCTGCGGGATATTGAGGCAGGGAGATTTCAGTGTGATGAAGAAAAACCGCAACCGACAGGCGAACTGGCAGATGAACCAGCAACGCCTGAAGCAGTGGAACAGGACACAACTGAACATCATCCGGATCCACAGCCGCTGGAGAATGAGCCACCTGTAAGCCAGACAGAAGCAGGCTACCAGAAAATACGGGCAGAACTGCACGAAGCACGTAAAAACATTCCACCCAAAAACCCGGTTGATGTTGGTAAACAACTGGCAGCCGTGCGCGGTGAATATGCCGAAGACATCAGCGACCCGAACGATCCGAAGTGGGTTCCTAACAATTACAGCGCCTCAAATCAGGGTGAAAAAGAAGAAGTGGTGCCGGAGGAAAAACAACTAGCAGCAGAGCCGGAGGCTGTCACCAGAAACGCGGACGGGACTTTCGATGTATCAGCGCTATTTCCGCCCCCCTCAAACCAGACCGAAAAAACGGAAGCCAGAACAGAAAGAGATGGAGAAACGCCGAAAGAGAGCAACCAGCAGGAAACGGCTGGCGATACAGGGCAGGAAATTACAACGGACGGTGGATCAGGTACAACTTCATAGCGCAAAACCACACGCCAGTGGCGCTTATTGAAAAACTAAAAGGAACGGACTCATTCACTGTGTCCGCATGGATTGATCGCTATGAGGTTTTATTACAGCGCCGGAGTCTGTCGGTTAATACCTACAAGATTCGCAGTAATCAATTAGCGACCGTGCGCGAAAAAATGGGGGAAATGATACTGGCAGAGGTGACCACGCGGCATATTGCTGAGTTTCTGGAGTCATGGATCGCGGAAGGTAAAAACACGATGGCGGGGGCGATGAGGTCTGTACTATCTGACATGTTTCGTGAGGCAATTGTGGAAGGAAGAATAACAACGAATCCGGTTGAGCCAACCCGAGCACCTGAAATTAAGGTTGCCAGGGAACGCCTGCAACTGGAAACATATAACGCCACGCGGACGGCGGCAGAACATCTGCCTGTGTGGTTTCCTCTTGCGATGGATCTCGCGCTGGTTACTGGTCAACGCCGTGAGGATATAGTTAACATGAAGTTTAGTGATATCGTTGATGGTCGCCTACACGTAACCCAGATAAAGACAGGAATGAAGATAGCATTCCCCCTATCCCTGACCCTTGAGGCGCCAGGGTTACGTCTGGGAACGGTTATCGATTGCTGCCGGCTGGTAAGCAGAACTGATTTCATGATCAGTGCAGGAATCAGGAAAAATAGCCCGACCGGGAATATTCACCCGGATGGGCTGACAAAGAAATTTGTAAAAGCCAGAAAAATTTCAGGCGTTAAATTTAGTGATAACCCACCGACATTTCACGAGATCCGTAGCCTGGCTGGTCGGCTGTACAAAGACGAACGCGGCGAGGAATTCGCTCAAAAACTACTGGGCCACACCTCAGAGAACACCACGAAACTCTATCTCGATGAACGCGATAATAAAGCTTACGTGATGCTCTGATTTTGTTGTAAAAGAAATGTTAAACTGGATTTGGATGTGATATAACCAAAAAGACCGGAATACAGAAATTCGGACAAATTTCGGACATTTTCGGACAAGCGTTTTTAATTGTTTGATTTGTAAGGAAAATAAAAAGAGACCGAATACGATTCCTGTATTCGGTCCAGGGAAATGGCTCTTGGGAGAGAGCCGTGCGCTAAAAGTTGGCATTAATGCAGGCTAAATCGCCTTGCCCTTTAAGAATAGATGACGACGCCAGGTTTTCCAGTTTGTGACGAAGGTGATTGAAAAAACCTGGCGTTTTGTCTGTCATCAGAGATAAAAAAACCGTAAGCCTTTTCGTAAAGGTTTACGGTTTTTTATTAAAAATCAGTCAGCTATTGGATGGATCACAAAGCTTTTGCGCACGTTCGATAAACGGCGCCAGACTCATTTTCTCACCGGGCTTCGCCGGGTTATCGATTTGAATGACAGCGATAGGCTGAGCGCGCGTTTTACCCTCCGCTACTTGCTGTTCGGCAATGGCATTCAAGGGATACTGCACCAGAGTACTGGGGTTGATCACATAGAGCGCCTGGCCAGGCCGACAGGTCAACATGACCTCTTCCCGATTAAACGCCCACTTGTCTTTTCCTACTTCAAAACGACTTACGGTAATCACCTGCGGCGCCGCCAACGCTACGCCCGAAGTGGCCAGCAGAAGCGCCGGAAGGAGTATTTTTTTCAT